GTGAGCGCCAACCTGTTCGCGAGCATCGCAAACGGCGTTCTCAGCCGCACCCCCGGCTCTCGTAAGGAAGGCGCCGCGACTGATCCGGTCCGACGTCAAAGCTATCACGAAGCGTCGTCAAAGGCTCAGCCCTGGCGCATTCACCGACACGGAAACGGCAGCCGCAAGCACTGGTCCGCGATCAAGGGAGCGGCGCTGGGCGCATTCGACCGCCTGTATCGCGCGCATTCCATTGCCTTGAGCAAAGCGCGCGCCGATCGCCGCGCAGGCCTTCGTGACGACGTGCCCCGTGTCGAGCATCGGCTCCACGGCGACGACCGGGCTGTTCTCTGGTACATGCTTGATCGCTACAACCACATGACGGGCCAGCTATATCCGACATACGCCACGATCGCGGCTGAGACAGGAAAGAGCCTCGGCTTCGTGAAAGCGTCGCTGCATCGCCTGCGCCGCGTCGGCTTCATCTGCTGGGTACGCCGCACCAAGACGAAGGAGGGCGCTGAAGGTCAGGCCGGTCCGCAATTGGAGCAGGCGTCCAACGCCTACTTTTTCGCCTGGGCGGAGCAGCTGGTGACCGAAGCCAAGTCGACGTTCCAGAACCTGCTGACGATCGCGATGCGCAAGCTGCGGAGTGCCCCTAAGCCCGCCCGCCCCACCGTTCCCAGCGATCCTAAGTGTGCCGCCCTCCTTGAGCGGATGAGCCGCGCAATCGATCGGCGCGATGCAGCCACGTCGAGCGCGAGTTCATAGTCTGCCGACTACCCGCGGATAGAATTAGATCTGAAGAGGAATCGCTACGCGATACGCTGGTTTGATGGTCCCCTACCCTGCAAGCGCCCCAATCGCCCGCTACCGACCGCCCATCGGCGACTGTCGGTCGCGGCGGCTTGCGCCGCCACGTAGGCTCGGCGACGGGGACGAGCTGAAAGCGTGCCAACAGATCTGCCATGTTATCGTCGCCGACAGGCTGGCTGGGACGATCTGGCGTGTGATGCCAATCGCAAAAGGCTGGCCGCGGGCTCGCTTGTACTAAGCTCAGTCAGCGGGACTGGGCGAGTTATTGAAGACCAAATGTGCTTCGCATCAAGCAGCACGAAATTAAATTGGCCGCCTCCTCGGCATGAACAAACATAACTACATGAAACCAACCGGGGCCAATGAGCGCTGTAGCGGGAACTCGGATTGCGCGCTGCATGTGACTTTGAATTACGAGGAGCGAACTATGTCTCAGACTGCCCCAGGCGATCCCGAAAAACCAGGTCCTGGCGAGATCATTGTACGCGCGCCCGCTAGGCCGATAAGCGGCCCAGGCGGCGGCGGCGGTGATGGCGGTGGCGGCCGAGGCCCGGGCCCCGGCGGGAGCGGAGGATCTGGACCATCGACTATTCGTGACAGAACGTACGTCGGAGGGACGGCGAACGATGACGACGCAATCTTAGTTGTCGGCCTGCTCATGAAGCAGCGGCGCGAGGATCGTAGTGGCCCGGGGATCGGTAACTGACTATCGAACCGATCTGGCCAACAAAAGGCCGCGAGGGTGCCCGAAGGGTACAACATGGAAGGTAGTTCCAGGGATGTTCTTCCCTGATACTAACGAGGTTGTCATTGCAGTCGTCGGTCACAACACTGCGGAAGGACCGCACGTGCCTGGCTATGGAGAAGGACAGGGCTCGCAAAACATGCTTGTCCATGAGATCGCTCACGCGATAGCGCAAGCAACTAAAGCGTGGAAGTCAAACGCTTTCATCGAAGCTCGGAAGGCGGATCTTGCACAATTAACGGCATACGAGAGGCAGCCTGGAAATGCGGGTCTTTCCGAAACTTATGCCGAGAGTGCCGCTCGGTTTTATGGAGGCTCCTATGGATCAATCGTCACGCCTCATCTTGACGCTTACTTCCGCGCTCATCCTATCGGCTCTAAGTAGTTGCACAGCGCAAAAAGATAATGTGATTACAGGAGTAGAGAGTGATATGGCCGAAGCTGAAGATACGATTGGGGTAGCCACCCAAGAGCCCGATGGCACCATTGTTCTCAACTTGCGAGCAGATGGCCCGCTTGAGGCGACCGGTAACGCTCTTCTGCGCTACCCGCCGTCGCATCCTGATTATGGGATGGTGAAGAATCATGTCGGGCCCATTCCGCCTGGCGGCTCGGTTATGGTCAAACCATTCCCTGAATGATGTAAGGGACGTTGCCGGGAACCTTGGGGAAGGGATTGCGACGCGATCCGCTGATGCGCTTACCCCCTCCCTTCGGACCTCATCGCCACGGTGACCCAAGCGACCAGGTACGAGGCCCCTCGTGCCGCTTGCCTCCTTTGCAGGCATAGCATCAGAAATAGGCTGGTGATGTGCCAATAGATGCATCCCGGATTGTCGCGGCTCGGCTAGCTGCGTCGATCTGCGTCGCGACGGGCCTGCGAGATTACGCACAGCACAGGCCCGCCCCCTCTGTAGCCTCAGAGGTGATGTGGCTGCGTCGAAAGCGCCACGGAAAGAGCGCGGGCGAGGCGGGGGTCTCTGCGCGTAAATCGGGGTCGCAGCACCGGGCATGCCTATCCGGCCAGACGCCGCCGGAGAGCCCCGAGGAACGTGACGGGACGCCGCCGGCGCTTCTGGCGACCACCGGCGCGGGCGCGCTCAGCGGGCTTCCTAACGGCCTACGGAGCCACCCCGCTCTTGCTCGGGCAGGACGCCGCGCAGCACTCCGGGCAACTTTCTTTCGCATCGACAGGCGGGCCGGTCCTGCTACCCTGCCCCGCATGTGCAACCGTGCCCGCATGCTTGGCGAACCCGAGACGATCCGCGCGCGCTTCGGCGCCGACTGGCTTGCCGATCGGCCGATGGACAACCGCTTCAACCCGGCCGAACTCGTACCCCGTGGCCGCGCGTATGTGGTGCGCGATCGGGACGGTACGCGCGGCATCGATGTGATGAGCTGGGACGTGCTCGGCGGCCAGGCCAAGTGGCCCATGACGAACGTCCGCCGGTTGGGCTTGCCGCAGTGGCGCCGCCTCGCGGCCGAGCCGCGCAACCGCTGCCTGGTGCCGCTTACAGAGTTCTGCGAGTGGACGCCCGAAAAGGATCCGGAACACGGCATCAAGGGCGAGATGTGGTTCGCGGTCCCTTCGCAGCCGATCTTCGCCGTGGCGGGCTTCTGGCAGGAGACGGCGAAAGGCGCCGGCTTCACGTTGGTGACTTGCGATCCCAACGAGCTGGTCGCGCCAATCCACCCGAAAGCGATGATAACCGTGCTGCAGCCCCAGGATCACGACCGCTGGTTGACCGGCAGCTATGACGAGATCGTCTCGCTTCAGCGGCCGTTCCGGGCAGCGGACATGACCGTCCGAGGCCCGGTGTTTCCCACCCGCACGGACGCGCGCTGATCGCGGCGGCTTACGCTTATCGCAACGGGCGACCTCAAACTGCCTTGCACGAATCGGATCAAAAGGAGAACATGGCGCCATGACGACGCCCGACTCCTTCAGCCTCGCCCAATGTCTCCTCTGCGCTCCTGCCTGGGCACGCGTTGGGCTTACCGCGCCCAGCGAGCGCCTCAGAGAAGCCGCAGCGACCGAGCTGGCTCAAACGATTATCTGCGCCCTGGAGGGAGCGCAGACGGTGCAGGACGCACGGCAGATGCCGCTCCCGCTTTGAGGTGGGCCATAACACAAGGCTCGACAGCCTCAGCGATCTCGCCAAGCACAAAGCGAATCTGCGCGTCCGCTGCTCATGCGGCGCAGAGCATATCTTCGATGTGAACCGGCTTTACCGGTACGCGATCCTGCGGTGCTGGAACACGCAACTCGGGGCGCTCGGTCATCGCCTCCGCTGCCACAGATGCGGGCGGCGCGGTCCGCGCCTCAGCGCCACGCCTGAGCTTCCCACGCCCGCGGATCCGTTTCCGCGTTCGGAAGACGCGTGGAAGCGGCTGCACCGACGGTTGAGAAGTTGAAAGACAGCTACGCCCGCTTCCGGTCATTCGCGGCGGAGAGGCCCTCCGCCCTGCTCCGACAGACACCGCAGAAAAGCTTGGTTCAAGAGTGGTTACGGGAGAGCGATACCCCGGAGGTACCCCCAAACGGCGACGACAGGAAACGCCCAATAGCCGACTTTGCGCTCGGGTGCCGGATTGCTACCCTTGATGAGAACGGAGCGCTGCGATGAGCCTGATGTTTTTCCTTGCTGCACTCTTTGCCCTTCCGACGGGGGATCAACCCCTGGAGAGTCTGGCAACACGAAATTTCCAAGTAGATGCGTGGTACTGCGACGGCACCGGCTGCGCAGACACGCCGCGGCGGTTCGCCGGCACAGTACAATTTGACACGGCCAGATCGAGTTTGCCTGCGGATGTGAAGGGATTCGGGCCGGAGAGCTGGACCGCCGTTCTCACTTGCAACGCGACGCGGGGACGGCTCACCACCTGCCGTGTTGAGCCAGATTCGACAGCGACCGGTGAGGCAGCGGAGCATGCCCTAGCACTGACGCGGCGTTTACATCTCAGATCAGCCCCGGCAGTTCGCAACAAGCGAGCCACAATCCTTCTGAGCATCATGTACTCGGCAGAAGAATGCGGGTGGCAGTGCATCCCTACCCCCGCGCCGCCCGGATTGCGGGGCTGACTCAACGGCAGCTAACCACCCACTTGCGGCCATCCAAGGCGGAGACGCCCTCCGCCCTGTTCTATCAGACACCGCAGAAAACCTAGGTTCAAGAGCCGCTACCGGCGAGCGATACCCCGGCGGTACCCCCGAACGGCAACGGCAGGAAACGCCCACTTTACACCATTCGCACCCGTAGACGCTGATCCGTAAAGCCGCCGTCGTCGCTTCAGGAGATGTAAAGCGTCCGGATTTCGCCGCGTCGCTGCCAGCCCTTGGAAGTTCGGACATAACGGCCTTCAGACCGCCCACCGCAGAGCCCAGTACACAAACGATCAAAGTGAACGATAGCCGTTATCCCGTCAGCGCTTAATTCAGCGATGTTGATCGAATAGATAAAAGCCGGCTTGGTAAAATGTCCTGGGATAGGGGCGCCAACGCTGGCCCGCTTTCGCGCCTCATCATCTGCCAAAGGATACCCTGCCGGAAGCTCACTTTTCAGCTGCGGGCAGATCTCTAACAAATCCTCTCGGGACCGACCTACACCGGCGTAGTAGGTATCATAATCAGGGCTGCGATCGATCATGGGTAGATCGCGGATAGCAACACGACCGACGTCGCATATCGCAGCCGACGTTGCCACGGTTGGGGCAACAGCAGCAGCTAAAAGGCCCTTGATCAACGCCAGCATGCCACTCTCCTGCGATAAGGACACACCGTCGTCCGATCGGCCTTTTGCTGCAAGAGGGACAAGAGGGCCGGCGTAAACCAACGAGCCGCTGGGAGAATGTCGGCTAACAAGAACTCGAACCTCAAAGCCGCCGGACCGCTCACCACGACTTCAAGACGCTAGCGGCGGAGACACCCTCCGCCTGTCTGCCGCAGACAGCGCAGAACGGCTAGGTTCTACGCGCGTTTTGCCGATTGATACCCCGGCGGTACCCCCGGTGAAACCGGAGGAAGCGCCGACTTGTGGACGTTCACGATTGTAGTTTTCGATACAGGCGGCTGCGGCGGCAAGCCGCCGCGCCTTGTCATCAGTCCAGTTTTTCGAGGGCCCGATCATAGACCTTTAGCAGGTCCTGCCCTGTCTTCACGGTGGTGGTCGCATACATCCGGTTAAGGCCTATCGCCCGCTGCGTGTCACGGACCTGCTCCTGGCTCATGGAGCTAGGATCGTCACCCAGCGTGGCAGCCATCTCGATGTATGGCTTCCGCGCTTCTTGCTGAAGTCCGTTGAAGGTACGGCTAGCGGAATAAGCCAGGGCCAAAGCTTGCGCTTCTTCGTAGGGCATGTGGGCCAGAGCTTGGGTGGCGACTGTGCTTTCCCAAGCCGCAGTACGCATCTCGGTGAAATCGACATTGATGGCGATGTCTTCGCCAGCGGCCTTGTCACCAACGGATCTAGATCGAAGATACGCGGACATGCGGTTCAGGCCTGCGACAGCGCTCCGTTCCGTCGCCAGCGACTTCATTAAGCCGTCTCGGTTATCCTCAAGCTCCTTGCGGAGATTCGCACGGGCCTGCTCCACCAGCTCGTGATGATGCCAAGCCTCCACGCCTGCCTCTAGACTCAACGCAATCAGGATGCCGACGGTAATGGTGCTGATCTCGATCAAGAATTCGCGCACTGAATGCGCCATCTTAGGAATATGAATGTGCACTGCGATTGCCCCCCTCACAAACGAGAGGCCGCATCGCAGCGGTTTAGCCGACGGGTCAAGCCGCTTTCAGTTCGGCGTCGAAGCTCGGCTTGTGCCGGGTTGGTCACCCCCTAGCTCACTCTTGATGAGCGAGCGGAAGCTCAGGCCACCGACATGACTAGATCGACATTCGCGGCGGAGAGACCCTCCGCCTCGAACCCGCAGGTGCTGCAGAAAAGCGCCGAGTCACGCCGGAAGGTCCGGCCTAAGTACCCCTACAACACCCCCGCCGTTTAGGCAGCCGCAGCGACTAGGGCGAGAGCGACCTTCGAACTAAGCCGTGGCTGCACTCGCCTCCAATTCGATGCTCGCGAACGGCCAAGCCCCCGCTCCATCGAGCGCAAGCTCAATTTGCCCGATTAGGTCAGCCGAGGCAGCGAGTGCACCGGTCATTTGGCTGAACGCAACAATGTCATCCCAGCTTAATGTACGGCCGCGTCGGTCTTTGAGCCACTTGTCGAGGACCTTGTATCCTCCGATCTCCATTCCCCAAAGCCAGTCCGGCACATTAGAAAAATGCTGAGTGTCGTTTATCGACATTTGACCAAACGCCGCATCGTCACCAGGGACAAACTTCACGTGATCGACTACATTACTCCCGGATATCGGAAAGCTGACAACCGGCGCCGTGGGCTTGGTAAGGGTGTTTACGTCTACGAGGTCGCGTCCAAGCTCTGCCAGTCGCTCGAACAGTGCCCTGTCCACCACAAGCGGCACGCGCGGATAGTCAATCCGCAAAAGGGCGTCGTAACGGGAGCGATATGTTGTGCTGCTCAGAACAGCAAATAAATAATCGAATACGCGTCTAGGCGTAAGCACGTTGGTGGTGTTGTCGCTCTCTCCAAGTTGATCGTCGTAAACCATCCCGAGCGCCGCAGCCCATCTCCCCATAATCTCGCGGTCTAGGTTGGCTTGTCGCTCGGGGCCGGTCCACGCCACCCCCTCGTCCTCGGGCGCAAACCGCCACAGCGGGAACACGAAGTTTACGTCAAAGGCTGCTGCCGACTTGTGAGCAGCTGGGAGCGTTGCGACGGACGCCGTAAATGGCGCTTTTGTCTGCCGAGTGGTGACGAGCGCAAGATTCTCATGGCCTACCATATGGCGCATCGCCCGCTCGCGACGATGCACGGTGACGTTGCCATCCCAGATCGTCCAGCGGCGGTCGAACGGACGATACAGGACCCGCTGCTTCTCGGCACGCCAATCCTTCTTCAGCAATTGGTCCTTTGCCTTGGCGTAGCTCCATTGGCTGGTAGAGCATAGCCGGAAGAATGTCCGCGCCTCGGCCTCAGATCCCGTGGCCAACAGACGTTCGACCTTGCTGATGGCCTCGTCTGCCGTGAACGATATTGCGAACTGATCCTGCGTGGTAAGAAAGCCGGGTGCAGGAGCGCCGTTGGGGCTGAAGATCGCCGGGAGCGGAATGAAAAATCTGTATTCATCCTCCAGCGGCCCACCCGCAGGCTTGAATAGATGCATCGGCGCAGACGGCGTGAGCTCAATCCATTCGGTAGTGGTAACATCGTGGTCGTTGAGCCAGCGATACTTCCCTCCGGTGAGGGTGCGTTCACCGGCAGCTACCGTCCACTCCTCGCGCGGGCCCCAAAGGTCAGCGTGGTGGATGCGCGCTGATCGCTGCTCAACCGTTCCTGGCCTGCGAACCATCAGCACAATGGCAACGCCTTTTTGGATGTCGAAGACGTTCTCGTCGTCTGCTGGTCCGTCCTCCTTCGGCTTGATGCTGCCATGGAGATCGAGGAGGTAGATGTCGTCGAACGTGCCCCGCAGGCTGTTGCGCATCCCTCGAAAGGTCGCGTTGCTGAGCCAGCTATGATTCGTGACAAAGGCGAGAATACCGTGGCCGGTCCGTTCAATTCGCCATTGCCCGAAGCGGATAAATTTGACGTAGTCGTCGTTCAGCCACTTGCCTTGCCCTGGCTTATTCAGCTCGGGGAAGCCATGTTTGTAGTCGGCAATCAGTCGCGAAATCCAAGGGTGGTTGTTTGCGGAATGCCCTGAGTAGGGAGGGTTGCCGAGGACGACCATCACCGGGGCCTGTTGCTTGATGGCTCCCGCCTCGGAAGCTTCTTTCGCCAGGATCTGCTGGAAGGCCATCAGTTCCCCGATGGGCTTAGCCTCGTCGAGCGCGTTGGTAAGGTAAACGCGCAAGCGCTCGTCCTCCGCGAAGTCGTAGTTCTCCATCTTCAGCTGCAGACCAAGCTTCATGTGGGCCACCGTGTAAGGTGCCATCAGGAGTTCAAAGCCGAACAAACGTGGAAGGAGATGAAGACGGACGTACTCATTCCACGCCCCGCCGAGACCCGACGCCTCGATGCGCTCGTGGATGAGGCGAACAGTGGCCTGGAGGAAGGTGCCAGTACCTACTGCCGGATCGAGGATGATGACCTTGTGGGTCTCGATCTGCTGAGTCTGCCCGAGTTCGCCAGCCGCGGATGCTGTGATAACACGGTCCGTGCAGGCAAGCCCCTCCTGCAAGCCGAACGCGGATTGAAGCAGGGCGTCGACGGAGCGGACGATATAAGAAACGACTGGTTCCGGCGTATAGTAGATGCCCCGCTTCTCGCGCAGCTTGGGATCGTAGCTAGCGAGGAACGTCTCGTAAAAGTGCAATACAGGGTCAGTACGCCGTGTCTCTTTGCCGAAGTCTCGCAGAACGCGCGTCATATCCGTACGGTCGAGCAGCACAGCCAGATCGTCCACAGCCCACGTGAGCCGGGGATCGAGGTCTGGTCCAGCGATTTCGCTGAATAGCCGCCGCAAGAACGGGTTTGTGCGAGGTATTTCGTAAGACGCGTGCATCCGATCGAATGCGCCGGAGTTTGGATCATGGTTTACGCGAGCCGAGAAAAGCCCGTAGGCGATGGTCTGCGCGTACATGTCCGCAAAGGCGGCCTCGTCTAGATCCGCAACAAAAACCTGCCGGAAGGCGTCCAGTTGCGAACGTAAGGACCCGCCGGCCTTTTCACCTTTTATTGCCTGGAGGAGCGCGTCCCTGAGGATACGAGCCGATCGACTAAGCGCCTCGGCTAACGATCGCGGCGATGTTGGCTGTCGCACCTTATGGCTGATGAAATCCTGGAGCAGTTGCAGAAGCTCATCAGCGCCATTTGGACGGATAACGATGCCGTCGCCGTCTGTGTCGGCGAACCGCACGACGCGCCGCCGGTCACCCTCCACGTACCAACGAAACTCTAGGTAGTCCGTGAGGACTAGGTTCGGCAGTCCATCGAGGTAGCGCACCAGCTGAGACGTTTTCTCGGCCTTACTCAAGGAAACGTCGATATCTTTAGCTTCGACGTGTCCGATAGGAGCGTTGCCTAAGCGGACAATATAGTCGGGCGCACCGACCGCCGTTTGCTTCGGCTCATTCGTCGCGGTGACGTTCTCGCCACCGACCGCTTCGATCAGAGCGGCAAGAGCAGCGCGGTGCGTATGCTCAGTCGCATCACCTTTGGCAAAGGCCTTCTGCAGAGCCGCCAGATAAGCTTCAATTGGTTGTGTGGTCACATTCCCCCCGCGCGCCATCGTAGCAAAGCGCCTGCGCGTTGTGACTGGTCGACATTGTCGCGGCAAGAGTGCGGCACGCGAAGCCCGTGAACTAGCCCGCAGTGGTCGATCGCGAGGAAGGGGCACTCACCGAGTCCTAACCTTGCTCCTAAAAGCGTATGCCGTTTTCGTCTCCGCGCGGCGGACAGGCCCTCCGCCGTGGTCTGACAGACACCGCAGAGAACCTGGCTTTAAGAGCTTCTACCGCCGGCGCGATACCCCGGCGGTACCCCCACACGGCAGCGGCGGGAAATCGCCAAAGTCAGACGTAGCAGATGCCCGAAGCGGCCAGGGCAGCGACGATCAGCACCCCGATCGCCGCCGCCTCTATCTCAGTTGTTGTTGGCCGCCTCACGCCGCGAGCATAGCGCGGTCGCGTCGAAGTTCGCCACCACCAGCTCGCTGACCTGCTTTGCCGACCCTGCCCCGACCGTATAGGTCACCGGCAGCTGCACCTGGTGGAAGCGCCCGAACACCTCGCGCGCGCCCGGCGTGTCGTTGATCGACAGCAGGAACTTGCCCTTGATGCCGGCGAGCTGGTCCGCCAGCACTGAGAAGTCGGCCCGGCCGAACACGTCCTGGCCATAGTCGTCCTCGCACCCCCAATAGGGCGGATCGAGGTAGAACAGCATGCCGGCACGGTCATAGCGGCGGATGAACTCGGCATAGCCGAGCTGCTCGATCACGACACCGGCCAGGCGCTCGTGAATGTCCGCCAGCATCGGCTCCAGCTTGGTGACGTTGAACCGCGCACCCTGCGTCCGATCGACGCCGAAGTGCCGCCCGTTCACCTTGCCCCCGAACGCAGGCGCTGGAGGTAGAGGAACCGCGCCGCCCGCTCCAGGTCGGTCAGCGTCTCTGGAGCCTGCGCCTTCAGCCGCTCGAACTCGTTGCGGCTCGCCACCCGAAAGCGCAGCATGTCGATGAAATAGGCATAGTGCCGCTGCAGCACGCGGAAGAACGTGGCGACATCGCCCGACACGTCGTTGATCACCTCGACGCGCGGCCGCGACCGGCGGCGCAGGAAGATGCCGCCCATGCCGACGAAGGGCTCGGCATAACCGTCATGTTCGACCTGGGCGATGATCGCGGTCAGCCGGGACGCAAGATTGCGCTTGCCGCCGATGTAACCGGCTGCAGGCGCGACGGCACGTACGTTTGTTGGATACACGGGTAAAAAGCTCGCCTTATGGGGTTCGCGCCCGGCGACATGCCGGGTGCGGGACGGCCAATGGCCGCTGGTCGTGGCGAGCTGGATCTCGTCGGTTTGCCGAACTGCCATCCGGGGAACCCCCGCCAGGCCGAAGCCCGGCGGGGTAGCCAGTCACGCGGCTTGGGCCGCCTCTTCCTCTTCGAACGCCACCGCGGGCAGGCCCACCGCGTCGTTCAGATCGAGGAACGCCGCCATCAGCGGCTTGATCTCGTTGCGCCGGAACATGGCCGTCGCATCGGTTGGGTTGCCGAACGCGGAGCCCTGCGCCGGCACGATGCCGAGCAGCTGGGGCGGCACGCGGTGCGCCGCCATGACGTCGGCCTGCGTCGCGCTCTTGATGCCCAGGAATTCGTCCTTGGCCGCAGCTTCCGCGATCGAGATGATCTTGATGCTGTTCTCTTTGCCGTTGGGCGCATGCACGAACATCGACCGGAAGTTGCCCGGCCCCTTCGCACCGCGCATCGCTTCCTTCAGCTTGTCGGTGTCGTTCGCGTCGATGTCGCCGGTCGCGTACATGATATAGCCGGCATGGGCGCCGTTGAGATAGTAGCGGCGCCGAAACAGCGTCGCCGCTTCGTTCAGCAACGCCGCCTGCAATGCCGAGATATATTCCGGCACGCCGTAGATCTCCTGGTTCACATCGGGCTGCATCAGCTGCACCACGCTGCCGCGGTCGAACTCGCTCTCGCTCGGCACGCCCGGCACGTAGAAGAACCGACCCGCCTCGATGCCGCGCCGGGTGTATTTAGCCGGCGAATAGTCGATCCGCAGCGTCGCACCCGACAGGCTGCGCACCTTCACGCCATAGCAGTCGCCGAACACCAGATAGTCCTGCACCAGCTTGGCGAACACGGTGCGGCTCAGCCACTGCGACGGGATGAACGATCCCACCAGCTGGTTGCGCTTGAAGATGATCGCCGAGCTATGGTGCGGCGACACACGGAATGACCGGGCGAGCCCGTCGCGCGAGATCGGCGGCTCGTACCAGCGATTGTTGTGCGGGCATTCCAGCAGATCGAGCAGCTGACGGCGGTCAAGCACGGCCTCCGGCTCGCCGAAGCTGAACGCCTCGATGCCAGCGCCGCGATCGGCCGCCGCCGGTTCGATCGCGCCGGCCGACGCCGTGCGCGCTTCCTGCCGCGACATCCGCCGCGTGCTTCGCCTGCTCATTCGATGATCTCCATGGAGCCCTTGGGCTTTTCCTTGCCGTCGAGCGGCTCGTTGATGAGGACGTGCATGATCGCCCAGGCGATGTCCGCGTGGCCGTCGTCGCCGCCGCGCCCGGCCTTGAACGTGACGTTGCGCCCGCTGGTGGTCAGCGTTTTCTTGATCGAGATGAACGACGACACGATGTCGAGGTAGGAGCTGTCGAACGCCAAGCGCCCGCGGCGCACGACGTTCTGCGCCTTCATGACCATCTGCGCCTTCACTTCGAGCGAATACTCGATCTTGGTGACGCCGCGGATCCCGGTCTCGGGCTTGGCGAGCAGCTGGTGGACGCCGGCACCGACGCCGGTCGCGTCGATGCCCAGATAGGTGACGTTGTAGCGCGACAGCACCGACTGGATGAACGCGGCCTGCTGTTCGAAGTCGAGCCCGCGCAGCTGGTGGCGTTCGAGGATCCGGAAGGCTCCACCCGGCACGGCCGGTGGCGCCATGATCGCCAGCGCGGCATTGTCGCCGTTCTCGCTGTTCTGCGGATCATAGCCGGCCCAGACTGGCCGGTTGCCATAGGGCCGCGCGGCCTCGGGATCGAAATCCGCCCAATCGACCAGGCTGTCGCAGCCGAGCTTGACCAGGTCGTTGAACCGGAACGCCGACAGGCTGTCATCGACGAACACGCACCCGAACAGGTTGGCGAACTCGTCCTCGGCGTATTCGTCCTGCAGCTCGTCCAGGTCGACCAGGTCGAAGCCCTTGTCGATCGCGTCCTGCACCGTGACGATCTGGCGCCAGACGCTGTCTTCGCACAGCTTGCCATCCTTGAGCGCGGCATGACCGACATCGATCTCGATCCGATCTTCCTTCTTGCGCCGGCGGTTGCGGCGCTCGCCCGTCCAATACGGATAGGCCGGATGCGCCACGGTCGACGGCGTCGAGAAATAGGTCTTCCGCCAGTGCTTGTGCGTCGCCATGCCCGAGGCGACCTTGTTCAGCTCCTCGAACCCGTGGACCCAGAAAAACTCGTCGAAATAGAAGTTGCCCGAGCGACCCTGCGCGGTGCGGAAGTTGGTGCCCAGGAAGTGCAGCTCGGCCGCCGCCTCGCCCTCGTCGCGTAGCGCGCTGGTGATCAGCATCGGGTCGCCCTTCAGGTCGACGCCGACCAGCTTGGCAAAACCGATGATGTAGTTGCGAAACTGATGCGCCTGCGCCTTGGACGCCGACAGGAAGATCTGGTTGCGGCCGCTCTCGATCGCGTCGATCAGCGCCTCGAACGCGAAATAATAGGTCGCCCCGATCTGGCGTGACTTCAGGATCATCCGCGTGCGGCGCGACAGGTTCTCCCACCAGGTCTCCTGGTATCCGAACAGCTGGTCTAGGAAGATGGCCTTGAGCTTTTCCGCCTGCTCGGCGGTGAAGTGGTTCGGCTTCGCCTTGGGCTTGCGCTCGCCCTTGTTCCGGTTGGCGGCCTTCTCGTTCAGGTCGCCTTCGTGCCCGCCCGGTTCCTCGTAGCGGCGCACCTTGGCCAGCGCGGCGACCTGGCGGCCGAGCAGGTCGATCTCCTTGAAGTCGCCGGGGGTCTTCTTGTCCTTGGCGATTAGCACCATCCACCGCGCTTCGAGGCAGTCCTCCAGGCGGCGGATGCTGGGCACGTCGTCCCATTTGCTGCGATCCTTCCACGACTGCACGGTGGTGCGCGCCACCTGCAGTTCCTCGGCGATCTGGCTGACCTCCCACCCGCGCCAGTACAGGCTGCGCGCCGCGCGCCGTCGATCTTCGACGGGCAGCGTCAGCGGGTCGGCATGCAGGGCGAGCGGGTTGGCAAGGATCGACATGGTGGCGCGAGCCTAGCCACGCCCCAGCGCCCAAACGGAGCGCCGGCAATCGTAGAGACCGTCTCTACGATTGCGCGCGCTTGAGAAGCGACGCGCCTTCGGTCCCTGTTCAGGCCTCCAGACCGGTGGCGATGCACCGGCAGCATCGAACCGATCCCGAGGACCGCACTGCCATGGGCACCAAGAGCAAGTTCTTCCGCGCTTTCGTCGAAGGCAACACGATCAGCGATGGTCGCACCATCACGGCTGCGATGATCGACGAGATCGTCGCCACCTTCAGCGCCGCAACCTACACGCCGCGCATCAATGTCGAACATCTGTCGGGCTACAGCCCCGAGCCGCCGTTCAACGGCTATGGCAGCGTCATCGCCGTCAAGGCCGAGGACGTCACGCTGAAGATCGACGGCAAAGACGTGACCCGTCGCGCGCTCTACGCGCAGGTCGACGGCAACGCCCAGCTGGTCGATCTCGTCAAGCGCGACCAGAAGCCGTTCCCCTCGGTCGAACTGACCGACAGCTACGCCGGCACTGGCAAGGTCGGCATGATCGGCCTCGCCTTCACGGACCGGCCCGCCAGCATCGGCACCGAGGCGCTGAAGTTCTCGCGCCATGCGCCGGGCACCGTGTTCGCGGTCGGCGACGAAGCGCCGGTCCTGGAGTTCGAGGCGGCGCCGGTCGATCCCAAGAACCTCGCGACCATGATCAAGGATGGTGTCGCCAGCGCGTTCGCGTCGCTCGGCCTGACCAAGTCCGAACCGGAACCCAAGCCCGAGCCGAAGCCGGAGCCCAAGACCCCGGCGAACGACAACGACTTCAGCGCGCTGGCGACCGCGATTGGCGACCAGCTCACCGGCGCCATCAAGCCGCTGCTCGACGCTCAAGCCGCCACCGACGCCCGCTTCGCCGCGATCGAGAAGCAGCTCGAACAGACGCCGGCGCCGCAGCAGTTCTCGCGTCCGCCCGCGACCGGCGGATCCGACGAGCAGCTGACCGACTGCTGATCCGCACCCGCCACGCCGCTCTCCCGTCTCCCGAGGTACCCCCATGCTGAACGCAACCCGCCAGAAGTACGACGCCTACACCGCCCAGATCGGCAAGTTGAACGGTGTCACCGACCCAAGCCGCCAGTTCGAGGTTCTGCCGTCCGTGGCGCAGACGCTGCGCGCCAAGCTGAAACTGTCGAGCGACTTCCTCAGCCGCATCAACATCATCCCCGTGGTAGCCCAGGAGGGCGCAAAGGTCGGCGTCGGCGTGAAGGGCACCATCGCGAGCCGCACCGACACCCGTTCGAAGGATCGCCAGCCCAAGTATCCGGGCGACCTGGACGAGGTGAACTACCGCTGCGAAAAGACCGACTTCGACACGCTCGTTCGTTACGAGACGCTCGACGCCTGGGCGCATCAGCCCAACTTCCAGACGCTGCTGCGCGACGCGATCGTCAGCGCCAAGGCGGTGGACATCATCACCATCGGTTTCAACGGCACCCATGTCGCCAAGGATACTGATCCCGATGCGTACCCGCTCCTGCAGGACGTCAACGTCGGTTGGCTGGAGCATATCCGCCTGGAGGCTTCCGAGCGCGTTCTCAACGAAGGTGAAATCGAACCGGCGACCGTCGATGCTCAGGGCAAGGTCACGAAGCCCGGCAAGATCTTCGTCGGCGCCGGCGAGGTCGGCGTCGAGGTCGATTACGTCAACGTCGACGCGCTGGTGTACGACGGCATCGAGCTGTTGCACGAGAACTATCGCGACGACACCGACCTGGTCGTGATCGTCGGCCGCGACCTGGTGCACGACAAGTATTTCTCGATCGTCAACGCCGCCGGCGACAAGGCGACCGAGCAGCTCGCCCGCGACGTGCTGCTGTCCGACAAGAAGATCGGCGGCCTCCAGGCGGTGCGCGTGCCCAAGTTCCCGCGCAACGCGATGCTGATCACCACGCTCGCCAACCTGTCGGTCTACGAGCAGATCGGCACCGAGCGTCGCAAGATCGAGGACAACGCCAAGCGCGACCAGATCGAAAACTATGAGAGCGTCAACCACGCCTATGTTGTCGAGGACATGGGCAAGGTCGCGCTGATCGAAAACATCACGATGGGCAAGAAGGCGGCCTAATCGGCCGCTGCCCTCCTGAGATCGCCACCCAAGGGAACAGCGCAATGAGCCTCGCTCGTAGACGCCAGGAACGCATCCTGGCCGCACAGACCGCGCATGCTCCCTCGGGCGGCGCCGCCACCGCCGGTCCGCCGGCGGTGGCTCCCCCCTCTAGCCGCGCGGCAACGACTGCCGCCGCCCAGATCGCGATGCGTCTCGCTTGCGACCTGCGCCGGCTGAAGCAGATCAAGGCGATCTCGCTCAAGATCGCCGCCAAGCGCGAGATGCTGCCCGAATATGCCGCCTGGGTCGAAGGGCTGCTGACCGGCGCCGCGCAGGCCGGGGCCGGCGCATCCGGCGACGTGCTGCCGACCATCATGGTCTGGACGATCGACGTCGGCGATTTCGCCGCGGCCATGCCGCTGATCGAGCATGTCCTGCGCCATGACGTGCCCATGCCCCAGCGCTACGAGCGCGATGCCCCCACGCTGATCGTCGAGGAAGTCGCTGAAGCCGCCATCAAGGCGCAGGCCGCTGGCGAGCCCTTCGACCTGGCGGTGCTGGAGCAGATCGACGCGCTGGTTGACGGCATCGACATGCACGACCAGGTGCGCGCCAAGCTCATGAAGGCGATCGGTTTCGAGCTCGATCGCGCCGCCCGCGCCGCCGAGGAGTCGGGCGGCGATGCCCTGCCGCTGCTGTGCCGCTCGGTGCTGGCGATGAAGGAAGCGCAGGCGTTGCACGATCGGGTGGGCGTCAAATCCATTCTCCGCGGCGTCGAAAAGCGCCTTGCCGCCGCGCAACCGCAACCCGCCGGCACGTCCGGCTAACCAGCTGCCCCCCCCCGGCGCGGGGGCGGATCGCAAGACGCGGGAGGGCCTTCGGGCTGGGGGCCGCGATCCTCCGATCCCCACCCCCGTTTCTTTCGAGGATCCACGATGCCGCCCACCCCCACCGTCTGCGCCCGGTTGCCGGCATGAACGGCTTCGGCTGCATCGGCTCGGTCGTCCCGGACGCCGTCGACACGGTCGAACCGGTCATCGAGGATGCTTGGTACCCGGCGATCAACCCGGCGCAGCTGCGCCGCGAACACCGCCTGGGCGACGTGGCGAAGGTCACGCCCGAACGGCTGCGGGCGGCCATCCTGGAAGCGCTGATCTCCGCCGACAACCAGCTCGGCGTCTGGGCGATGCGGCAGACGGCCGCCGGCTATGACTCGCTGGCCGCCGTGCCCGCGCGCAAGTTCGACGGGGAAAGCCGCCTGGTCATCTCCTTCCGCCGCGCTGTGGGCGCGCTGACCAAGCTCGAACTGATCGAGCGGCTCCGGGATCTCGACACCACCGCCGCTGGCGACCGCGATGCGAGCGCGCTGGATCCGTCGATCGGCGAACTGCGCCGCGATGCGGTCCACGCGATCCGCGACATTCTCGGCACCACCCGCACCACCGTCGAGCTGATCTGATGCCCGACGTCATCCACGCGCGCCAGGGCGACACGCTCGACCAGCTCCTGCACCGCGAACGCGGGCTGGGGCCGGAAGCGCTCGGCACCGTCCTCGATGCCAACCCCGGCCTCGCCCAGCTGGGCGCGGTCCTGCCGACCGGCACTGCCGTCATCGTCCCGCCGGCCGCGCAGGCCGCGCCGGTCGAGCGCCAGCTCCTCGATTTCTGGGACTGACCATGTCCAAGCTTCCCGACATCCTCGACTCCTTCCTGACCTTCCTCGCCGGGTTGTCGCCAGGCGCGCTCGGCGCGGCGGTCAGCCTCGCCCATGAGAAGGGGCTGACTTGGTCCGAGCGCTGCATCCAGTTCGCAGCCGGCACCACCATCAGCTGGTTCGCACAGCGTTGGATCGGCGCGGTCTACGCGTTCGATCCCTTCGTGCTGCAGGGCATCGGGTTCAGCGCCGGCATGGTCGCCTTCAAATCCACGCCTCGGTTCATCGCCAGCGCCGCGGACGTCATCGCCGGCCTGCCCGCCATGATCCGCGACCGCTTCTTCCCCGCTCGAAAGGACAAGCCGTGACCGACACGCGCACCGCTACCCCGGCCCCCAAGCGGCGCACTCTCGCTGGCGTGATCGGCACCGCACTCGGCGCCGGCGCGCTGTTCACGGTGACGCCGTTCTTCGAAAGCGGCCGCACCGTCGGGGCGACAGTGGCGCCAGCTGGCGAAGTGCAGATCCGCCACGTCGCGGGCCGCCAGTACCTCGACGCCTATCTCGACATCGTCCGCGTGCCCACCGCCTGCGACGGCATCACCAGGGGCATCCGAATGGGCCAGCGTTACACCGAGGCGCAATGCACCGCGATGCTGGAGCGCGAGCTGATCGCGCATGCCGAGGAAGTCATCGCCTGCGTGCCCCAGCTGTACGGCCGCGACCGTGAGGCGCCGGCCGCCGTCTCCCTCGCCTACAACATCGGCGGGCCGAAGTTCTGCGCATCCACCGCCGCGCGCCACTTCAAGGCCAAGCGCTGGACCGAGGGCTGCAACGCCTTGACCATGTGGAACAAGGCCGGCGGTCGCGTCGTGCAGGGCCTGGTCAACCGCCGCGAGCGCGAACGCGCGATCTGCCTGCGCGGCTTCAACCCCCGAAGGGATCCGTGATGATCGCAGCCGCTCTCAGCAAGCTCGCTCGTGCCCGCGAATGGCTCACCCTGCTCGCGCTGGGTGCTGCCGCCGCGTGGATCTATGTCCAGTGGGCCGAGGCCGACCGAGCCCGCGACCGCTATGCCCGCTGGGTCGAGGTCACGTGCGCCGGCGCTGGCGCCCCCTATGCCGGCGGAAGCGAGCAGCGCACCGATACGTCGGGCAAGCCGGTGACCGTCACCTTCGCCGATGGCCAGCGCTGCCGCACCGCCATCACCCTCGCCGTGGCCTTCAAGGGCGAGACCGACCGCGCCACGGCCGAGCGCCTGGCGCGCGCCATGCTCGAACACGACGGCAAGCTGCTGGCCGACGCCCGCCTCGCACGCGTCGCGGCCGAAGCCGCCAAGGCCGCTACCGAACGAATGGAGATCGCAAATGCCGAAGTCGAAGCACAGCCGGACGGCACGGGTCGCGTCGATCATGCTTGGTTCGCTGCTCTTAACGACGTTGCCGGGCTGCGTGCACCGAGCCGTTGAAGTGCCCGTGCCAAAGCCGGTGCCGGTTGCGGTCGAGATTCGCGACACGCCGCCGGCCGAGTTGCTGCGCTGCCCCGAGCATCCCGCTGGCTTTCCGACCGACACCCAGGCGACCATGCCGGCCGGCGTCCGCTCGGCCGCGATCCGCATGGGCCGCGCACTGCGCGACCGTGGCGACCAACTGGTGCGGCTGATCCGCTGGCACGACCCGGAGGCGTGCCGGTGAAGAAGCCCGAGGGCCTGCGCCGCCTGCTGCTCGCCACCGCGCTGAAGGATCAGCCGGAGAAGCTGCAGCTGTATATCGATCGGGGCGGCGTCACCTGCCGCCGGGGGCGCAACCTCGCCTTCACCTACGATTATACGCTGAACGTCGTGGTCGAGGGCTACACCGGCGAGGTGGACGCGCTGATGGTCCCGATCCTCGCCTGGGTCGCGGAACAGCAGCCCGACCTGCTCGACAAGCCACCCTACAAGCCCTTCGAGTTCGAATCGGAACTGCTCGACGCGAACAGCGCCGACGTGTCGATCAACATCGAGCTGACCGAGAACGTCCTGGTCGATCGCACCGGCACGCGGGAATGGTCGACGCGGCACCTGGACGAGCCGACCATCGCCGATGCGTTCTCCGGCGTCTGCGGTGTCTCGCTGGTCGAAGCGCTGATCGCCGAGGCGAACGACCCGACGCCATGAGCGACGACCTGATCGAGATCGAGAAGCTGGCGGGCGCCCTGCTGCGCAACGTCGACGCGAACGCGCGCCGCCGCCTGCTACGATCGGCGGCAAAGAAGGTGCAGGCCAGCCAGCGCGCGCGCATCGGGCGCCAGCAGAATCCGGACGGCGCCCCGTTCGCGCCCCGCCGCAAGCGTCCGGAACCCACGCGCGGCGCCTACACGGTGCGGTTCCTCTACCCCAAGGGTGACCCGAACCCGCGCGAAGTCCTCATGAAGAGCTGGGTCTGGGATGGCCCGCTGATGACCGGCTTCGACATCGAGGCGGGCGGCATCCGCTCCTTCCACCGCGACAAGGTCGATCGCTACCTGCCGCTCGAACCAGGGATGCAGAATGCTGGCGCCGGCAAGCTGCGCCGCAAGGGCCACATCCGTCGCGCAGCGATGTTCCGCAAGCTCGCATCTGCCCGGCACCTGCGCGCCGACGCCAGCGATACCGAGGCATGGGTCGGCTTCACCGGCCAGGCTGCGCGCGTCGCCGGCATCCACCAGCACGGGCAGGTCGACAAGCCGTCCGCAAAGGCCGAGCCGGTGCGCTATGCCCGGCGCACCCTCCTGGGCCTCAGCGAGGCCGATCGTATGATGGTGTTGGACGCGCTGCTTGCATCGCTGGTGGACGGCGTGTGATCTTCTGAGTCGGCAGTTTAGGGCGTGCCGGGCGAACCCGAGATAGTGCAGCTCTAGGATCCCGGCATCCTCGAAGGGGATGTAATCACGCTTGGCCGGCGCTATGTTCGCCAGATCACCCTGTTGGATCGAGCAAGGGGAAGATTGAGAGCCATTTTGCGCTCTCGCTCAGATGAGGGTCACCACATGTTGAGCGCACCGTTCAAAGCCATTCCTCCGGAAGGTGTTAAAGATCTGAGTCTTGGACTGGATCTAAAAATCACGGTCGGGGAACATACTATTCTGATGCAATTAAAGCATCATCACGTGGTGGTTGATGGTCCGATACATCCTGTCCGGGCTGAAGTTCACCTGTAATCGCTGGCAGGCGCACGCCACCAAGTTTCCCGCCTTGGCGCCTGACGATTTAAAAGTGAGTCGCACGGCTCGATCTGTGGCGCCGCTTGTTACCTCCCTGATCGGAGATAATCTTTTGCCTCAGAAAATTGTGGCCGTCGCGTTTCTAACGCGGCGAGACCTCGATGCGGTCGGAAGCTGCCTTGAGCGGGTTTTCCCCGTTCAGGAGTGTGGCAGCTTCGACGCTATCGTCGCGACTCTTGATGCGCTGCCTACAAGCGACAGCGCCCCGGAGCCAAACCACGCTTAGTCTTCTTTCGAATCGGCGGGTTCTATCGCTCTGCGTTCCCGGTCTTCTCTCAGCAGCGCCCGTTCATCGTCCGTCTGGAAGCGATTGTGCGGGTAGCTGCTCTTGACTAGCAGTATTCCATACGCTCGGGCGAACGCTCGATGGGCAGCCCGGGCTGCTCGCGACGGAGACGACTTAGCGCGGGCAAGCGATTGCTGCTCTCGGCGAAGTAAATAGTTGATATCCATGATCTTGCTCCATTCGAGCGCGAGCAAAAAACTCTCTGCCGTGCGATTGCTCAGATCGGTGCGCACGATGGCACATCATAGCACATTGCCCAGCCAAGGCTGCACGATTTCCACTACGTTGCCGATTGCTGGTCGATCGCCAGGTCCGACGCACGCGATACTTGCGAGGATAGCGGCCGCCGCCCATATAGAAGCCATCGCTCCGCTTCTTTCACGAGCAAGGATGCGACTGAGAGATGCTTGCGCTCCCGCTCTGACGCGGAGTCGGCATGCCTAAACGTCCTCCCATTCCAGCAACTACCTCACGTACCTCGGCCGTGGGTGCTCGCCATCAGGAGCGCTCGGGGACAGTCGGGACGCTACGGGACCGGATCCCATGTCGCGCGCGCTGAACATCGACGCGACCCTTGCGGAGGTGACGGCGATGTCGGCCAAGCACAGCGTCCAGATCAGCGCGATCGAACCGTTGCAGCCGAGCGGCACACACGTCGTTTTCATGAACATGGAGGGTGCAGCGACTATCGCCCGAGTCTACGGCGAGCGTGTCCTCACCGGCCCAGTAATGCGTATGCCGTGGGCCTCAAGGAGAGGTGCCTAGTCCCGCCTCCTGGCACCGATGCACAGGGTGCAACGTGGATTCAAAATAATGGAAGGCTCCCGCAGAACGCTGCGGTTGCCCAACCGCGCCCTGAAAGGAACGCCAATGTTTGACCTGTTTCATCAAATCCTCGGAAGGCACATCCCTGATCCGTCGCGCGACAGATGGGATCGTGGCCACTTCACGAGCGTTTGTCTGCGTTGCAAGCGTGACATGACCCGGCTGCCTGGACTGCCGTGGCGCGTGGGAACGGCGGAATAGCATTCAGCAACTGACGCATTTGAATTTTTGCCACGACATGGGGCAAAGTGGCCCGCGCGGTAGCTAGGGTGGCTACAATTCGGCAGGGCCTTCCCTCACCGGTAGCCCTCGCCGCATAAGGTGCAGCGCGGTATGGTTTCCGGTGGGCGACACAGTTGAGGATGCAGGTGATGGCAGAGCGTTTAGTTGACGTCTTGGACAGCAATGGGCGGATCATCCACACTTACCCCATCACGCTCGACGAATCCGGTGGAACTGCGAGCGACGCCAAATACCAGGCGAGGGCCTTGGAGGCCGCTGCGCACGGGCAGCTGGTCCCGAACGCCGAACTCCAAAGCCTCACCGCTCGGATACACATCAGTCGTGGGGGCCAGATGCATGCCTTCGGGGACCAGATAAGCAGCTCATCAGAAACAATGCTCGGCTTGGAACAAGAAGTCCGAGAACGCGCCTACTTCCTTTGGGAACAGGAAGGCCGTCCAGAAGGGCGGGCAGATGAATATTGGGCACGTGCTCTCGATGAGCATCTACGTGAGCGCGCCTACGTGTTGTGGCAACAAGAGGGGAGTGGCGAAGGTGGCGCCGCTAAGGACTGGGATCAGTTGCGCGACTTTCAAGCTCGTTAAACCGGTCAATGCTGGCCAGCTGCTTTCCAGCAGCGGCTGACGCAAGGCCAACGCCCCGACTTGGGCGTTGGCGGCCGTAGCGATCCAAGGACCATTTCCCGCAATCGTAGAGTGCGTCTCTACGATTGCCGCCCCCTAGCCGCTGCTGCCGCCCCCCGCCGAAGTGGCCGGCGATGTCCACCGCCGCCTCCACCAGCTCCAACGCCATCGACCTGTCGCGCCTGTCGGCGCCGACGATCGTCGAACAGCTGACGTTTGAGCAGATCCTCGCCGAATTGGTCGAGACGCTGCGCACGTTCCTGCCTGGCTTCGACGCGCTGGTCGAAAGCGACCCCGTGATGAAGCTGCTGCAAGTGTTCGCCTATCGCGAGCTGCTGCTGCGGCAAGGCTTCAACGATGCCGCCCGCCAGCTGATGCTCGCCTATGCGACCGGGACTAACCTGGATCATCTTACCGCACTTGTAGGCGTTGCGCGTCTGACCGCCGAGGAGGACGACGACGCCCTGCGCCAGCGCGCGGTGCTGGGTCCCGAAGGCTTCTCCGTTGCCGGTCCCGAACTGGCCTATGTCTATCACGCCAAATCGGCGGACGCGGGCGTTCTTGACGCCAGCGCGATCTCCCCGGCTCCCGGCGAGGTGCGCGTCACCGTGCTGGCGCGTGAGGGCGACGGCACCGCCCGGCCCGCCCTGCTCGATGCAGTGCGCGACCGCGTGAACGCGCGTGAGGTTCGCCCCCTGGGCGACCTGGTTACCGTCGCCAGTGCCCAGGTCCGCCCCTTCGCGATCAACGCCGCGCTCTACACTTTCGCTGGACCCGACCGCTCGCTGGTGCTGACTGCCGCCCGCGCGCACCTTGATGCCTACCTCGCGGACTGCCGACTGCTCGGCCGCGACGTGACCATGTCCGGCCTCTACGCGGCGCTGACCGTCCCCGGTGTGCAGCGCGTCGTGCTGGCTGCGCCGGTCGCCGATGTCGTCTGCGATGCCACCCAGGCGGCATGGTGTACCGACATCGCCATCACGCATGGCGGCTATGACGCATAGCCTCCTTCCCCCGAACGCCACTCCCCTCGAACGCGCCGCCGAATCTGCGGCAGCGCGGGTCAGCGAGGTACCGTTCCCCATTGAATCGTTGATGGACCCACAGCGCATCCCGGCAGGGTGGCTGCCGTGGCTCGCGTGGGGGCTGTCGGTCGATAGCTGGGACGAGGACTGGAGCGAGCAGGCGAAGCGCGACGCGGTCGCGGGATCGATCGCGCTGCACCGGATCAAGGGCACCCGCGCCTCCGTCGAGACGGTCCTCGCGCGCTTCGACCAGCTGCTCGAACTGGTCGAGTGGCACCAGGCGACGCCACGCGCAGAGCCGCACACCTTCGAGGTCCGCCTGCCGATCGCCAGCGACCGCGTGAAGCCCGGCGGCCGTCGCGCTACGGCCGCCTTTGCCGAGGCTATCATCCGCGAAGTGTCGCGGGTGAAGCCCGCGCGCGAGCACTTCCGCCTGGTGCAGATGCTCGAGGCCGAGGGCGCGATCGGCATCCAGGGCGTCGCCCGCCTCGCCGGCGCTGCCCGCGCGGACATGGCCGCAGATTTCGACACCTCGCCGGCCTGGGCCGCCTTCCTCCAAACCGAGGACGGCGAGCCGCTGCAGGATGACGCCGGCGCCTTTTTGGACACCGCCCCATGAGCAAGCTCGCCCTCACCATCACCCAGGCGGGTCATGCCCGCTTCACCGCCGCCCAGGTAGACGACGACATCGACCTGTCGATCAGTCAGGTGGGCCTTTCCGATCGCGAGTTCGTCGCCGCTCCCACGCTCACCGCGCTTCCCGGCGAATTCCGCCGGGTGGCGACGATCTCGGGCGACGCCGTTGGCGACAACGTCGTGCATATGATCGTGCGGGATGCAGCGGCGCTCGCCTACAGGGTGCGCGGCTTCGGCCTGTTCCTGGGCGACGGCACGCTGTTCGCGACCTATGCGCAGCCGGATCCGCTGTTCGAAAAGGCGGCGCTTTCCGAGATGCACCTGGCGATCGACATCGCCTTTCCAACAACCAACGTCGAGCAGCTGACGTTCGGCGACACCAACTTCCTCAACCCGCCCGCGACGGAAGCAAAGAAGGGTGTGGCCGCCCTCGCCACACAGGACCAAGTCGACGCCGGCACCGATGCCGAGCGCATCGTCACGCCCAAGACGCTCGCCCAGCGCCTGGCGTCGCTATGGTCTGGTCGCCGGATCCTCGGCGGCGGTCTCGCCACCGGCGGCGGCGACCTGTCGCAGGATCGCACCATCACCGTGCCCGCCGCCACTGCAGCCGAGGCGGATGCGGGCACGCTGGCAACCAAGGCGCTGACGCCGGCAAGCATCGTCAACATCATCGCCTCCATCGCCGCGCGCGTGCCGCTCACCCGCCGCATCAACACCGGCGGCCTCGCGCTCGGCGGCAGCACGCTTGCGACGGACCCGACGATCTCGGTCCCGGCGGCAACGGCCGAGCAGCTGCTTGCAGCGACTGCCAGCAACGCGGCGCTGACGCCGGCATCGTTCGGCGGCCTGGCCAAGCTGTTCAACGCGAACGGCTACTACACGCTTCCGGGTGGCCTGATCGTCCAGTGGGTGACCCATCGCGCGCTGCTGGCGGACGAGCCCACCGCGACCCTCAACTATCCGATCGCCTTTCCGAACGCCTGCCTGTTCGCGCTGACGTGCCCGTACATCTCAGCCGCCAGCCAGACGCGAGACGGGTGGACCCAGATCGTGGGCGATCCCGGCACCGCCTCCTGCGTCATCCAGGTGCAGGCGGATGACCAGAACGACCGCCGCATCGACGGCATCAACCTCCTCGTCATCGGACGCTGAACATGGCCAAAATCTCTGAACTGCCCGAGCTTGTCGATCCGACCGGCCACGAGACGGTCGTCGTGCTTGCCGAGGGGGAGACGCGGCAAAGCCCGCTCGACCGCCTGGTCGACGCTGCGGTGCGGCCGATTGTCGAAGATGGGAAAGCAGCGACTCGGGACACGCGAGCAGTCACCAAGGCATATCGCCGCTTCGACGGCGCCGGCGAAAAGCCGCTGTTCTCCGTGGGCGGCCGCTACGTGCTGAGCATGGACGCCATCAACAGCGAGCCTCGCTGGATGGGCCGCCGGTGGCCGGTCCCGGCGACGGGACCAGTTCGCCAGGCGGTTAGCACGATCCGGGAATATACCGGCTCCGGCGCGATCCCTCTGGTGACCATGGCTGGTCGTGAGGTCATCAGCATCGACCGAGAGACGAACAAGCCGCTGTGGATGGGCGGCCTGTGGCCGGGCGGCGATGGCGGCAGTGCGCCGTCACGGCGCATGCCGTTTGTGCTGATCGTGCCCTACAATGCCTCGGCAGCCATCAAGGCACTCGCCGATTATGTCTGCACCGGAACCGACGACGATCTGGTCATCCAGGCTGCGATCGATGCGCTGCCCGCCAACGGGGTCGTCTATGACGGCGCAGACCACGCAACCACAGGCGGCGTCCGCGGGCACATCTTCCTCGCAGCCGGCATCTTCCTCACGTCGAAGCTGCTTCGCGTGCCGGCCGGCTCGTGCGTTTGCATCGAGGGCACCAGCCCAACGCCGTGGATCCCGATCGGCCCGGCCGGGATCACGGAATATCCTGGCGGCACGATCATCTATTCGACCGATGCCAGCGGCGGCGTTCTGCATTTCCCCAAGAACAGCTACGGCCAGCCCGCGACGGGCATCGTCATGCGGAACCTGGAGTTTCGTGTGCGCAACCCGGCTGCGAACACGGGCGGGATCGCGCTCAACCTGGATGGGTGGATCACCGGGCATATCGAGAACATCAACGTCCTTGCGGATCTTACCGTGGGTGGTGCCCAGCGTGTCGGCACCGGCATCAGCATCAATGCCGGGGCGGCCTCGTCGCGCAAGTTCATGGCGGCGGTGAACGCCTACAACTTCCGCGTGGAGGGCATCCGCATCGACACCACGCACCTCACCGCGCTGAACATCAGCGCCGGCAACATCGCCGGCGATGCCTACTCGATGGGCATTAAGGTCACCCCCGCCGATGACCTGTATCTCGCGGGCCTCCAGACCTTCGGGGTGAAGTACGGCCTGTCAGTGTCGAACAACTCGGCTCTTCAGGTCGTGATCGAATCGCTGCATTGCGAGACCACCGACTATCCGTGCCTGATCGACAGCACCCGCCCGGTGTTCATCCGCACGCTGAACATCGACAAGGGCGTGCAGTATCGCGGCGACGTGGTGACGAAGGTTGTGGTCGACACGCTGGTCGCCAAGGACAACCCGACCAAGCTGGCGCAGTTCTTCACGAAGGTCATCGTCCCCGCCGGGCAGACCAGCGTCAGCGTTGCGCACCGCCTGATCGGCGCGCCTCGGCTGCGCACGGCAACGCCCCAGAGCGATCCGGGCGGCCGGCACTGGCTCGCGGCCGATGCCACAAACCTGACCCTGACCCTGTCCTCCGCTCCGCCCGCCGATGTCGCCTTCGACGTCTTCGCCCGCATCTGAAAGGCCGGCCATGAACACCTTCATCGACCTCACCTCCGACATCGTCGTCCCTGGCCCGCGCATCCCGTTCGCAGACAGTCGGCCACTGATCGCACCGCCCCCGTTCGAGGACGCGGTCGATCACTGGCGCTTCGCCAGGACGGCAGGAAGCCGGCTCGGCCTGGTCAACGGGCTGCCGATGCGGCGCGGCATCGCGGTGCGGAACCTCACCGGCGGAACGGGCTACACGAGCCGCCCGGTCGTCACGCTGGCCGGCGATGGCGCGGCGGGCCTGACTGCCTCGGCAGAGATCCAGAATGGCGCGGTCGTGTCGGTGCTCATCAGCGGACAGCCGGTGGATGATACTGCAGCGGTCACCGCGACGATCTCGGGCGGCGGCGGCACTGGCGCGACAGTCACCTTCTCGCGCGGGATCGAGCCTACCTACTACGACACCAATGCCGTGACGGCGGCCGGGCGTGAGAACGGCCTCATCACCTCGATCGACGATCGCGCGGTCTATTCGGAAGCGTATCTCATCCGGCGTCCGGCGTCGGCAGCGGTGCAGCGGATCGGCGGGACAGCTTCGTCCCCCACTTACGGGCGGGGCGTTGCCGTGGCAGGCGACGGTTTCTCCTGGCATTCTTCCAACCGCATCGAGCACCTGTCCGGCGGGATTGCCAACCACCTCGACATTCCCGCCTCCTGGATACCGGGTCGCTGGGGTGTTCTGGTCATCAGCCAGGCGGCAAACGCGCGCTTGTTGCGCGCCTTCGGCCCGGATGGCTCGGCGACCAGCCTCGCGCTCGCTTCGGGCAAGGTCATCGCCGACCCGATGCGCAAGCGCGCGATCGGCGGGGTGCATTGGGACTTCTCCAGCGACAACCCGTACAAGGCGCTGGAAATCAGCAGCTACGTCAACTGGTCTTTCGCGCTCGGCGATGCGCAGCTGGAGAACTGCGCCTTCGATATGCTCGATGCCGCGCGGGACGCGGGGCTGATCTAGTGCCGAGGCCGCTTGCCGAGCCGCGCGTAGCGGGCGTTGATCGCTTCTCTCGCGGGCTGCTCGACCAGGTGGTAACTTGCCACTGCCGCTACCACCGTTGCGGCCAAAGCGATCGGCGTCACCCACAACGGCGCGCGCTCGGCGACTTTGTAGAATGGCTGCTGCCAGAGGTACAAAGAGTAGGAATACAGCCCCACCGCCGTGAGAACGCGGCTCGAAAGAACAGCACGAAAGCCTTTCGGCGCTGAGGCAAGGCTATTCACGGATACTGCGAACAGCAGCGATCCAACCGTGTACCGCACGGGATCGGGGGCAAGTGCGAAAACCCCGATCCCCAGGGCGAGTAGCACCGGAGCTACGAAGCCGGGCACTCTCTTGTCACTGAGCAGAAGGAACAACACGCACGACAGCAGGACCGATGCGATGCGGACGTCCGTGCGCCAATAAACAGCGTGCGCTTCCAGACCGGACGAATGCAACATCAGGCCGTTCATGACCGCCGCGACAGAGACAATGGTCATCATGATCACGCCCGCTCGCGCGCTCCACCTAACCGCAAAAGCAATCAGCAGCAGAGCGAGATAGGTGTGTTCCTCAACGCTGAGGGACCAGAGGTGCCCCAGGACTGAGTTCGAGCCGGTGAGCGCCTGGTAGTAGTTGATGACGAACGTCAGCGCGGAGACGTACTCCGGCAAGGAAACGCCCATCTTCGCTGGAAGGCCGAGCTGCAACGCCACGCCGGAGGCTACCGCCATCGCAGAAGCAAAGACCAACAGGGCGGGATATACACGGGAGAGACGCCGGACGATGAACGTCTTGACCCGCACTTTCCGGATGAAATTATCTGCGCCATGAGACTGCCGCTCAGCACGAAGAACAACTCCACGCCGAGATCGCCAGCCCACCCGAAAAGACCGCGCGAGAAGTGATCGAGCAGGACGAAGAGCACAGCCAGCCCGCGCCACCCATCCAGGTAAGGAACGCGGGCGCCAGCTTCCGTCACTTTCGCTTCTGAGGACATGAACCCCACCCCGTAGTATTCACGAGGTGCGCTACGGCGCAGTAGCGACCTCGTCTAGTAGGGCCAGCTCGCAATCGTAGAGTGCGTCTCTACGATTGCGCCCCTCGTGACGCCGCTGCCGGTCCGCGCATGGTCGGATCGTGGCCGAACCTGTCGACACCCCCCGCCTGATCGGCGACCTGCTGCGCGAAGGCGTTGTGATCGAACGCGCCGGTGCGACCTGCCGCGTCGCCATCGGCGATCTCGAAAGCGGCCCTATCCCTTGGCTCGCCGGACGCGCCGGCGACGCGGTCATCTGGTCCCCGCCCAGCGTGGGCGAACAGGTGGTGGTGCTTTCGCCCGAAGGTGACATCGAGCGCGCGATCGTCCTGCCTGGCATCTTCTCCGACGCGCACCCGGCACCAGGCGACGACACCACGCACATCACTTTCGCGGATGGCACCTGGATCGGCTACGATCCGGGCGCGGGCGAAGCGATGGTGGCGCTGGGCGACGGCACCGGCCTCACGATCGCACCGGGCAAGATCCGCATCAACTGCGACGTCGAGATCGCCGGCAAGCTCACCGCCTCGGATGATGTCGTGGGTGGCGGCAAGAGCCTCAAGGATCACCTCCACACCAAGGTGCAGGCCGGCGGCGCCATCTCGGGGCCGCCGCAATGATCGGCATGAACGCCGCCACCGGCAAGCTGCTGGAAGGCATCGAGCATCTTCGCCAGTCGGTGCACGACATCCTCGGCACGCCGCTCGGCACCCGCGTCGGCCGGCGCTGGTACGGCTCGCACATCCCCGAGCTGCTCGATCAGCCGATGAACGATCGCACCCGCCTGGCGCTCGTCGCCGCAGGCGCCCTCGCCCTGATGCGACAGGAGCCGCGGATTCGCGCCACGCGCATCACGGTCGAGACCGGCGGCACCACCGGTAGCGCCGTCCTGCGCATCGTCGGCAAGCGCCTGGACGGCCCCCGCACCGACGCCCCGCTCACCCTCGCCATCACCGTTCGCGCCGCCAGCGCATCCTGAAAGGACCAACCATGGCCGACCGTTACCACCACGGCATTTCCCTGACCGAAGTCTCGAACAGCGCGCGCACCATCGCGACCGTTGCCACTGCCGTCATCGGCCTGGTCGCCACCGCGCCAGCTGCCGCTGCCGATGCCTTCCCGCTCAACCGGCCAGTGCTGGTCCGCGACCTCGACGCCGCAGTCGTCGCGGCCGGCGCCGGTGGTACCCTCGCGGCCACGCTGTCGGCCATTGCTGCCACCGTTCGCGCGCCGGTCGTCGTGGTGCGTGTCGCTCCCGGCGCAGACGCTGCCGCTACCCAGGCCGCGATCATCGGCGCCGACGTGAACGGTCTGCGCACCGGCATGCAGGCGCTGCTCGGCGCCGAGGCGGCAACCGGCGCCAAGCCGCGCATCCTTGCCACGCCCGGTCTGGAGAATGAGGCTGTCACCGCCGCCCTTGCCGAAGTGGCCGAGAAGCTGCGCGCCATGGCCTATGCCAAGGCGCTGGGCGAGAACGTGGCCGCCGTCGACGCATACGCCGCCGGCTTCACCTCGCGCGCGCTGATGCTGCTGTGGCCGGACGTCACCGTCCGCCGCGCGGACGGCACCACCGTACCGAGCTTCGCCGCCGCCCATGCCATCGCGATGCGCGCGCGGATCGATCAGGAGCAGGGCTGGCATAAGACGCTGTCGAACGTGCCACTGCCCGGCATCACCGCTGGCGCTGGCGTTGCAGGCATCTCCCGCGACGTCACCTTCGACATTCAGGATCCGGACTGCGACGCAAATGTGCTGAACGCCGCCAACGTCACCACGCTGGTCCGCATCAACGGCGAGCTGCGCTTCTGGGGCTCCCGCACCACCTCCAGCGACGCGGACTTCGCCTTCGAGTCCGCAACCCGCACCGCCCACATTCTCGCCGACACCATTGCCGCCGGCCTGGTCTGGGCGATCGACAAGCCGCTGATCCCCAGCCTCGCGCGCGACATCGTCGAACAGTGCAACGAGAAATTCCGCGCCATGACGCGTGCGGGCGAGATCTACGGCGCCGTCGCGGTGTTCGACGCGGCCAAGAACCCGACCGAGCAGCTGCGCACGGGCGTGCTGACGATCGGCTATCGCTACACACCGATTCCTCCGCTGGAGCGGCTGAACCTCGTCCAAGCAATCAGCGACGAGTTCCTGGCCAACTTCGCCGACCTGGTCAGCGCCTGAGCTGCGCAGCCCCCATCCCTTTCCTACCGGAGTACTGACCCATGGGTTTCCCCCGCAAGCTTAAGCAGATGGCGTTGTTCGTTGACGGCGCCTGGATTGCTGAGAACATTTCGATGACGCTCCCCAAGCTGGCCCGCAAGTTCGAGGAATACCGCGGCGGCGGCATGGGCGGCGCGGTCGGCGTCGACATGGGCGCCGATGGCCTGCTCGAAGCCCAGTGGAGCTGCGGTGGCTGGGTCCGCGACGTGCTGCGCCAGTACGGCGCCTCGATCTCGGGGACGCAGCTGCGGTTCGTCGGCTCGCTGGAGAACGACGACACGGGCGAGCTGACCAGCGTCGAAGTCGTCATGCGTGGCCGGCACCAGGAGATTGACCTGGGCGAATCCAAGCCGGGCGAAGACACCGAGATGAAGATCAAGAGCGTCCTCGCCTACTACAAACTCGACTGGAACGGCGCGACCGACATCGAGATCGACCGGCTGGGCATGATCGAGATCGTCGGCGGCGTCGACCTGATGGCCGGGCACCGCGCCAACCTCGGCTTCCTGTGATCCCCGGTCCCGGCCGCCGCGTCGGGGCCGCCCCGCCTCTCCTCGTTTCGAAAGTCTGACCCATGTCCGAACCCAAGATCCGCTCGTTCACCCTGCAGGCCGCGATCTCCGTCGCTGGCAAGGTCGAGCATGAAGCCGGCACCAAGATCACCGTCCGCAAGCCCCAGGCGGGCGACATGCGCGGCCTGTCGCTCAACCCGCTGATCCAGGGCGACTACAACTCGCTCGAAACGCTCGCCCCGCGCATCACGACGCCCATCCTGCACAAGCAGGTGTTCGCCGCGATGGACCCGGCCGACCTGACCCAGTTCGGCGGCGAAGTGCTGGATTTTTTGCTGCCGAACGAAGCGAAGCAGGCGGTCTACCAGCCCGAGTAGAACCGATCATGGCGGACATCTGGTGGGTGCTGCGCGGGCAGCCCGGCTACGAAGCGATGTGCGCCATGTCCCTATCCGAACTGATGAACTGGCACGCGCTCGCCATCGAACGCGCGCCCAAGAAGGAATGACGCCTTGGCCGACCGCAACCTGCGCATCCGCATGCTCATGGATGCGGCCGACCGCGTCAGTCGGCCGCTCAAGGACATTGCCGGGGGTTCCCGCGCAGCCTCGGCCGAGCTGCGCGGCACCCGCGATCGCCTGCGCGAGGTGGACCGCGCCCAGGAGCAGCTGAACAGCTTCACCACCCTGCGCAATGGCATGCGGGCCTCCGCAACCGCGATGCGCGACGCGCAGCTGCGCGCTGCCGCCCTTGGGCGGGAGATCGAGCAGACAAACCGGCCGACCCGCGCCATGAAGCGCGAGTTCGCGGAAGCCTCGCGTGCTGCCGAGCAGCTGGCGACCAGCCACCGCCACGACGCCCAGCAGCTGCGCGATCTGCGCACCGCGCTGCAGGCGGCCGGCGCCGACACCCGCGATCTCTCCCGCTACGAACGCGAGCTGGCCACCCGGTCGGCCGATACCAACCGCCAGCTGGCGGAGCAGGAACACCGCCTCGAACGGATCGCCAACCGGGAACACCGGATGGGAACGGCGCGGGACGGGTTCAACCGAACCATGGGCACCGCCGGCAACATCGCTGGCGCGGGCATGGCCGCCGGTGCGACGGCGGTCACCGCCGCGGCGCCGCTGGTCGCATCGTCCAGGGTGGCGATGGATCTCGAAGAGGGCATGGCCGGGGTGGCGAAGGTCACCGGCATGGCGGACATCGAGCTACAGCGGATGCAGGGCAGCATCGTTGATCTGACGACCACCATCCCGATGACCGCTGTCGACCTGGCCAACATCGCAGCGGCCGGCGCCGCGGCGGGTGTCGGCATGGACAAGACCGGCAAGGCGCTCGCGACCCAGCGCGAGGATTTGATCGCCTTCTCGGGGGACGCCGCGCGCATGGGCATCGCCTTCGACATGGCGGCGGAAGATGCGGGCAGCACGATGGCGAAGTGGCGCCAGGCGTTCAAGATGACCCAGCCCGACGTCGTGGCGCTCGGCGACCGGGTGAACGCGCTCACCAACAAGTTCGGTGGGACGGCCTCAACCGTCGCCGGCATCGTCACCCGCATCGGCCCGCTTGGCGAAGTGGCGGGTATCGCAGCACCGCAGGTCGCCGCTCTCGCGTCGTCGCTCAACTCGATCGGCGTCGAGGAAGAAATCGCCGCCACCGGCATCAAGAACACGCTGCTGACGCTGACGAAAGGCACCGCCGCCGCAAAGAGCCAGAAGGCGGCGTTCAAGTCGCTGGGGCTCGACGCGGCAAAGGTCGCGAAAGCAATGCAGGTTAATTCCAGCGGCACGATCGTGGACGTGCTGGAGCGCGTCGGCCGGCTCAGCACCGACAAGCAGGCCAGCGTTCTCAGCGAACTGTTCGGCACCGAATCCGTGGGCGCGATAGCCCCGCTGCTGACCAACCTTGACGGGCTGAAGGAACGTCTCGGCCTGGTCGGGGACCAGAGCCGCTACGCCGGCTCCATGACCAACGAGTTCCTGTCGCGTATCAGCACGACCAAGGGCGCGACGGATCTGGCGGCGAACGGCCTCCAGGCGGTCAATCTGGAGCTCGGTCAGCAGATGCTCCCGAACGTGAAGGCGGCGGCGCAGTATATTGGCCGCACTGCCCTCGTGATGCGTGCATGGGCAAAGGGACATCCTGGCCACGCCAAGGCGCTGCTATACGTCGCCGGCGGCGCCGCGGCGCTGTTCGCCATCTTCGCGACCGGCGCGATCATCCTGGCGGGCCTCATGGCGCCGTTCGCTGCCCTGTCGTTCGCATCGACCGCCCTCGGCATCAGCTTCGGGGGGGCGATGCTGAAGGTCGCGCGCGGCTTGTTCTATCCGATCCGGATGGTCCCGATGCTGGGGCGGGCCTTCCTAGGACTCGCCGGCACCGTCGCTCGTGCCGGCCTGATGCTGCTCGCCAACCCGATGACATGGATCGTGCTGGGCATCGTCGCCGCGGTCGCGCTGCTCGCCTATGGTGCGTACAAGCTCTACCAGAACTGGGATGGGGTGGTCGCCTGGTTCGGCAACCTGTGGACCGGCGTGAAGGGCTTCTTCGCCAGCGGCATCGGCAACATCACCGCCACCGTCCTCAACTGGTCGCCCCTCGGCATGTTCTACACCGCCTTCGCCGGTGTCATGGGCTGGTTCGGCGTCTCCCTGCCTGCCCGGTTCAGCGACTTTGGCCGGATGCTGATCAGCGGGCTGATCAACGGCATCACCGGCATGCTCGGTGCGCTACGCTCGACGATCGTCAACGCCGCCAGCTCGGCCGCGAACTGGTTCAAGCAGAAGCTCGGCATCCGCTCCCCCTCCCGCGTCTTCATGGGCTTCGGCGGCTTCATGATGCAGGGACTGCATAACGGCATCGACCGCGGGGCAGACGGGCCGGTCGGGCGCATCACCCGGCTATCGCGCGACCTTACCGGCGCGCTCGCGCTCGGCGCTGCCACCCCTGCCCTGGCCGGCGGACTCGCCCCGCCTGGCGGCGCCGGTTCCAGCTCCACCCAGGCGGCCGCACCGTCGCGGACCTACGTCATCAAGGTCGAGGGCGGCACCGGCGGCCCCAGCGAGATCGAGGCGGCCGTACGCCGCGCGATTGAGGCGATCGAGCGGGAGAACGCCGCCAACTATCGATCGGCCTTCGCCGACGATGCGGATTGGAACGTCTGATGCTGATGTCCTTGGGACTGTTCCCCTTCTCGATCGACACCCTCGCGCATGAGGATCTGTCGCGCCGCACCGCCTGGCGGCACGCGACATCGCAGCGCATCGGCCAGCGCGACGCCGCGCAATATGTCGGCCCGGGCGAGGAAACGATCTCGATCGGCGGCACCGCCCATGCCGAGTTGAGCGATGGCCGCCTGAGCCTCGACCAGCTGCGCACGATGGCAGACAGCGGCGACGCTTGGCCGCTGGTCGACGGCGCCGGCATGATCTTCGGCGCCTTCGTCATCCAGACGCTCGACGAACGGCACAAGGCGCTGTTCGCCGACGGCACCCCGCGCGCGATCGACTTCCAGATCGAGCTGCTGCGCCTCGACAGCGAGCAGCCGGCATGATCGCCAACATTCCCGACTATCGCGTGGAGGTGGACGGCGTCGACGTGACGCCGCGGCTGCGCGACCGCGTGCCCGGCAACGGCAACCGCCCGCGCCTGATCTCGCTGGGCATCACCGACAAACGCGGTAGCGAATCCGACCAGCTCGCCCTGGTGCTCGACGACAGCGACGGCGCCTTCAACCTGCCGCGCACCGGCGCGAAGATCCGCGTGCAGCTGGGCTGGAAGCAGGGCAGCGACGTGGCGGTCGGCCTGGTCGACAAGGGCACTTTCATCGTAGACGAGGTGTCGCACACCGGCCCGCCCGACGTGATCACCGTCCGCGCCCGCGCCGCCGACTTCACTGGCGCCATGCGCGTGCGCCGCGAGCGGAGCTGGCGCGGCACCACACTGGGAGCGATCGTCGCCGAGGTTGCTAAGGCACACGACCTCAAGCCACGCTGCGCGCCTGCCCTGGCGTCGATCGCGATCACCACCAAAGCACAGAGCCGGGAGAGCGACCTCGCCTTTCTGCGCCGCCTCGGCCGCGACCACGATGCCGCCGCGACCATCAAGCGCGGCAACCTGGTGCTGGCGCCGCTCGGCAAGGCAGCGACTATTTCCGGCGTCAACCTGCCGGCGCTGACCATCCATCGCCGCGACGGCGATCGGCACGACTATCAGCTGCAGAAGCAGGAAGAGGTGACCGGCGTCACCGCCAGCTGGCACGATCGCGGCGCCGCGAAGAAGCAGTCGGTAACGGTGGGCAAGAAAGACGGCGCGCGCAGGCTGTCCCGCACCTATGCCAACGAAGCGGATGCCCGTGCCGCGGCGGCGGCCGAAAGCAGCCGCGCCGCGCGCCAGCCCCGCACGCTGGGGCTGAACCTTGCCCTAGGGCGCGCCGACATCAAGCTGGAACAGCCAGTGACCGTTGCCGGGTTCAAAGCCGCGATCGATGCCCAGCGCTGGGTGGTTGCCGAAGTGTCGCACGCGCTCGGCGAACGGGGGTTTCAGACGCAGGTGAAACTGGAGACTAGTTAGCCAGCGCTGTCTAAACTTCGAAGAACTCGCTGTGTTCGCCGAGCCCGCTCATTACCGTTCGACAGGTATACAGAACATCGTGCTTCCTGCCGTCTGGCGTCTCCACCACTATGGTGTGAGGCATGTCAGCCCATGTTGAACCGTCGGAGAAGTAAACTCCGCCATCGAAGGCAGCTCCACCTCCGCGCTTTAGATGTTCGGCTCGAAGTCCGATCAACTCGGTATTCGGATGACGTGTAAGTTCCACGTGCTTGGCAGCGTTTGCAATCGCACGCACGATATCGAACTGCGGGATGATCACCGCAATTTCGTTCGCGATCTGGTGAGCTGGCCGCCCTCGGACGTGGCCCACGACATCGGCAAAGTGATATAACATGATGCAAGTTGCAATGGCGAGTTCGTAGCTCTCCGGCTCACTCTCGAACCTGCGGCAAAGTGGCGCCGCAAGTTCGTCTAGATATACTTTGGGCTGCGAGAAAGCCATCGCCTGCTAGCCTTTCCGGATCTTCTAAAAGCCCAGCGCCTCATCCCACGGCATCACCCGGTGCACGGCAGCGACCTGCTCATTCGGCACCGCGAAGGTCGCGTCAGGATTGAACTGGCGCAGCATGACCGCCCCTGGCCGGCGCCGCACCAGTTGCTTGATCAGGACGTGCCGCACTTCCTCCCCGTCGAAGGTCGGGCCGCGCAGCTGCACCACGACGTCGTCGCCGACGCCCGGCGAGCGCTTCGGGTCGATCAGCAGGCGCCGTCCCGAATCGTAGCGGGGCTCCATCGAATGACCGGCCACCTCCACGACATAGAGATCGGGCCGGCCCGTCACTCCGATCGGGCGCGCCATGAAGTCGATCGCCTCGACCATATGCACTTCGGTCTGCTCGACCTTCACCACCACGCCCGCTTCGTCGTCGTACTCGATGTCGGCGCCCAGCGCGCTGCCGTAGATCGGAAGCGTTTTTGGCAGACGCCTGAAGGTGTCAGCCGACAAACCGCCTTCTGCCGGAATACTCCGCTCGATCGCACTCTCGCGGCCAAGAAGCCACTCCGACGTCGTGTTCAATGTCTCCGCAATCGCCTCAAGTCGATCAATCGCGGGCATATGGCCGGCGAGGATAGCCCTGATCGCATCCGGGCGATTTAGGGCAGCAATCGACACCTCGCGAGCTGACATGTTCAGCTCGCCGAGCTTTGCGCGAATGCGCTCCTTGAGGATTTCAGGCACGTTTTTCCTCATGCGGCGCTCATGCCGCATATGGATGACGTATGCATGCGGAAAGTTTCAGTTGACGCTTGCTGCGTGAGTGCCGTAAATATGCGGCATGGACACAGCGTATGAGAACGTGCTGCGAACGCTTGCTGCCTGCTACGAGCAGGAAGCCGCAGCGCATGGTGGCAAATCGCTCGCCCGCGTGGCGACGATCGTCGTCAACAATGGCGCGTTCTTCAACCGTCTGAGGGAGGGCAAGCCCTTCCTGGTCCACAATCTTGAGAAGTTCACGGCCTGGTTCCGCGAGCCCGCGAACTGGCCCAACCTGTCCATCCCTCATGATGCCGCCGCTGCCCTGACCAGCATCGGCCGTTCCCCTTTTCCGCTCATGCCGCATTCGTACCGCACCGGTACGGCGCACGTCGCGTCGAATGCCGCCCCTGTTTTCGATCGGACGCGCGCATGACGTTGCCCCGCACCCCGGACACGGCGGCAGGCGCCATCGTGCGGATTGTCGGCCTGATCGGATACACCGCCGCAGCGGCGGTCGTGGGGCGCAAGGTCACCTGCGTCCGCGACTGGACGAATGAGGCCACCACCTCCTGCCCCAGCTTCGCCCAGGCGCTCGCTTTGGACGCAGCGTTTATCGCCGCCGGTGGCGAGAACGCGCCCTTGCATGACGCCTATGCGGCGCAGCTCGAAATCGAGCTCGACGTGCGCACCGCCTGCACCCGTACCCTTTCCAGCGAGGTGGCCACCGCCGCCCGCGAATGCGGCGAGTTCATCGCTGCCAGTTTGTCGGTCTGTCAGGCCGGTCACAGCCCCAACGATGTGCAGCGCGCATTGCTCGAAGCCGACGAGGCAGAGAGCAGAGTCGCGGCCGTCAAGCGCCGGCTGTTCAGTTTCCTTAAGACCGGCGCGGGGCCGGTCGGGAAAGCCGGGGGTTCCCACCAATGATACGAGCTACGCGTCCGCGCCAGCCTTCCTTCCACTGCCCTCACTGCCGGTCGCGGGCGATCGTCCGCAGCAGCGCGCAGGTCACCGACCTGGTGCGCGAGCTGGACTATGCCTGCACCAACCATCTGTGCGGCCACACCTTCGTCGCCCAGCTGGAGGCGGTTCGCACCATCGTGCCCAGCGCGATGCCGAACCCCACCGTTCACCTGCCCTTGGGCAACCGCAACCTGGGGCCGAAGCGCCTGCCCGTACCGGCCAATGACGACGTCCGCGTGCCGGCCAACGAAGACGGCCCCAGCGTCGCCCAGGCCCCTGATCCCGTGAGCGGCTGACCCGACGCGGCCCCCGCCGCGCCCACGCTTCTTCCCGACTGCCCTGATCACCCGGCTTTACACCCGGCTGCCGGCATCGCCCCCGCTTTGCCCTGTTCCCGAAAGGATGCCCCATGCTGCACCGTCACGCCTTTGCCACGCCGCCGCGCAAGCGGTTCCTTCCCCGCATTCCCGACGCACGGCCGCTGGCGCCCGAAGGCTATCTGCGCCTGCGCCGCAAGGATGCCGGTCTGGAGATTCGCGACCTTGCCGCCCGCCTGACCGACCTGCGCACCGCGTTGGTTGAGGCCGGCGAACTGCCCGCCGGCATGCTGACCGAGGGTGGTGACGTTGTTTCGATCCTGATCATGCTTGAGGCGCCGGGCGTCCGCGCCCGCATGCGGGAAACGCTCGACGCAATCGCCGCGGTGATGCCGTTCGATGCCGACGTCTATCAGCAGCTGGCCGATGCGGACCCGCGTCGCCACCCGCGGGTCTGTCGTGGCTGCGGCACCTCGGCTCACGATCATGACATGACCAGCTGGGCGACCGCGACCAGCTGCACCCGCTGCGATCCCGCCGGAGACGGCCTGTGACCGCCCGCCGCGTCCTCGCGCGGCGGGAGATGACCCGCCGAACCTTGCGCGCCCTGGTCATCGCCGGCGGCATCGTCGTCGCGATGCTCTGCATCCCGGCGCTGATCGTGAAGACCTTCGCCGATGCCAAGGGCCAACGGTGATGAGCGCGCGCGTAACCCGACCGGCGCGGTCGCCAGCGGCGACCGCGCGGTCTTCCTTGGCCTCGGCCCAAGCGGCGCACACTGTGACGTGCTCGCCGTGCGCGGCCGGTTCGCCACCATCCGCGTCGACGGGCAGCGGCCCTTCCTCGCCCGCGTCGACGACTGTCACCCAATCCCTCGCCGCCCCCCGCCCATGTGGTGAAGCGAACGAAGGAACACTGGCCGAGCCTAAAAACAGGCTCAGCATGGGCGAGCGCGCCCGCCGGATCACGCTGCTGCGCGAAGCTGCCGAACTGTGCGGCACAGCCCGCGCCGCCGCTGCACTCGGCATCGAGCGCCGCTCGTTCCGCGCCAAGCTCGAAGCATCCCGCGGCGTCGCGGTCACAGACCTGCACGCAATGGCGGAAGCACTCGACCGGCACGCCGCCGCTGCCGCCGCGCACGCCGCCGCGATCCGCAACAACCTGTCAGAGAGAAAGAACGCCGCATGAGCGCGGAATTCGACCCGCAGGCCCGCCTGCAGAGCAAGGCCGGCATCTGCGCCTATCTCGGCCACATCAGCACCGCGACCTATGACATCTGGGCACAGAAGGGCTTGGTGCCCGGTCCGGTGCGCGGCACCAACCGTTACGACGTGCGCGCGCACGACCAGCTGCTCGACCGGCATGCGCGCCTGGACACCGGCACGACCACGCTCTCGCCGCTCGAACAGTGGGAGGCGGAACATGCGCGTGCCGCTTAAGGGCGTCTACGCGAGCAAGAAGAAGCTCGCCGATGGTACCCGCCGGACCTACTATTTCCTGCGCGGGTTCGGCGCCATTAAGCCACTGGAGGGCGACGAGGCCGAAGAGTTCGCGCCCGGCACCCCTGCGTTCATGCGGGCGTTCCACGCCGCGATCCAGGCGCCCCGTATTGCCCGCACCCACGGCACGCTGCAGGCGATCATCGACGGCTACCAGCGCTCTCCGCAGTATCTGAAGCTCGCCCCCCGAACGAAGCGCGACTACGACGGCGCGTTGCTCCGTATAGGCGAGCGGTTCGGCAACTACCCGCTGGCGGTGATCGAAGATCCCAAGATCCGCGTGCGCTTCCTTCAGTGGCGGGACGACCGCGCCAAGACGTCTGCGCGCCAGGCGGACGCCGTGCTGGGCGTGCTGCGCATCATCCTCGAATGGGGCCGCGACCGTGGCTTGCTGATGCACAACCACGCGACCCGCCCGAAGAAGGTCTACAAGGCCGATCGCGCGGACAAGCTTTGGCTTCCCCCCGACATCGCGGCGCTACAGGAAGCGGCCGAGCCTGAAATTAGGCTCGCCTTTGAACTGGCGCTGGGTACTGGCCAGCGCAAGGGCGACCTCTTGGCCCTGCCGTGGACTGCCTACGACGGCCAGCGCATCCGCCTACGCCAAGCCAAGCGCAACCGCATGATCGACATGCCGGTCACCCAGTCGCTGAAGGCGCTGCTGGACGCGCAGCCGCGCACCGCCAGGACGATCCTGACCCGCAACGGCAAACCGTGGGGCAAGGTCAACTTCGACCACCGCTGGCGCGAGACGGTCGTCCGCGCCGGTCGCGATGGACTGCACTTCCACGATCTGCGCGGCACCGCCTGCACGATCCTCGCGCAAGCCGGCGCCACGCCATCCGAGATCGCTGCGATGCTCGGTTGGACCGTCTCCACGGTCGCCCGGATGCTCGATCTCTACCAGGCGATGACCGCGTCGCTGAGCGATTCTGCGGTCGCAAAACTCGAAGCGCGCAACGCGCAGTTGCGGAACGAGGTGCGGAACGCGCCCGAAACGCACACCGAAAAAGGGGAAGAAAGTGAATAA